GTTCAGTTTAGAACAAAGGATGGTATCCTCAAACTTGCAAATGAAATGGAAGACTATGTTCAGATGCAGATGTGGGGATACAATGTGGTAGATATTGCTCACGCAGTTCGTAGAGCACAGGCAATCAATTCAGACATTAAGAGTTGGGGTCTTAAGTATATCACCCAATTCATTGGTGCTGAGAAGGAGAATCGTGTTTATGTTCAGGGTGATAAGATTGGTAAAATCTATTTTGATAATAAGGACTACTATTTCAATCCGAAGTCGGGTGGTTACAAAGAAGTCGGAGCACCTGGTACTGAAAACCTTATGGAAAGATTTCCAGGTCACTATGAGAAGGTCAATGGTAACTACATCATTGAACGATACCTCTACGACGATATTTGGGAAACAATGATTGTAGATGAAGAATATAACCAAGCAAATTTCCTTCTTGCTAAGTTGGTACCAACAACCTATGAACGTCTTTCTACTATGGGTACCGCAACACTATGGAAGATGATTATGGCGTCGTGGTCATATAAGAATGGATTGGCAATACCTGCAAAGGGAGACAAAAGACCCTTCACTGGTGGACTTTCTCGTCTTCTTGCGGTGGGATACTCCACTGACGTATTAAAACTTGACTACTCGTCTCTATACCCCTCTATTCAGTTGGTTCACGATGTGTTCCCTAAGTGTGATGTTACAGGAGCGATGAAGAGTATGTTGAAGTATTTCCGTGATACCCGTATAAAATACAAACAACTCGCAGCAGAATACTCATCAACGGATAAGAAACTATCGTCACAGTATAACCGTAAGCAACTTCCAATTAAAATCTTTATCAACGCATTCTTCGGTTCATTGTCTGCCCCTCACGTATTCCCATGGGGTGATATGGATATGGGTGAACAGATTACATGTACCGGTCGTCAATACCTACGTCAGATGATTATGTGGTTCATGTCTCGTGGTTACAAACCATTGGTAATGGATACGGATGGTGTCAACTTCTCATCCCCACCAGGAAGAGAGAAACATACCTATGTTGGTAAAGGTCTTAACGGATTGGTAAAAGAAGGTAAGACATACTACGGAACCGAAGCAGATGTCGCCGAATATAACGATATCTTTATGAGAGGTGAGATGGGTCTCGATACTGATGGTGTTTGGCCGTCAACTATCAATGTGGCACGTAAGAACTACGCTCTTCTCACAGAATCAGGAAAAGTAAAACTTACAGGTAATACCATTAAGTCTAAGAAACTTCCTACTTATGTTGCCGAGTTTTTGGATAAAGGTCTTCGTATGTTGTTAGATGGTAAGGGTCACGAATTTTTAGAATACTACTACGAATATGTGGATGTCATTTACAACCGTCAGATACCAATTTCTAAGATTGCCAACAAAGCCCGTGTAAAACAAAGTATTGCTGAATACAAAGTTCACATTACAAAAAGAACAAAATCGGGTTCGTTTATGTCTCGTCAAGCTCACATGGAATTAGCAATGAAACACAACTTACAGGTTGGTTTGGGTGATACTATCTACTATGTTAATAATGGTGAAAGAAAGTCTCATGGTGATGTTCAAAAGAAAAAAGATGAGGTTGTATTAAACTGTTACCACGTAAATGAAAAGGATATACAAGAAAAACCTGATATGTTGGGTGAATACAATGTTCCTCGTTATTTGGCCGCGTTTAACAAACGTATTGAACCATTGTTGGTTGTTTTCTCTACAGAGATTCGTGACGAGATTTTGGTAGAAGACCCATCACAAAGACCATTCTTCACTAAGACACAAACAGAATTGGTTAGAGGTTATCCTCGTCGTGAAGGGGACCAAGATACATTGGAAGAAGTTTTAACTATTTCGGATGGTGAAATTTCGTTTTGGAATAATGTTGGTATTGACCCATACTATATGTATGTTGATGGCACAATGGAATTAGTTGATGGTGAGTATGTTAAGAAGAACAGAGAACTTATGAGTTCTTCAGTCCATCAGACGACATAATATACCAACCTTGTCCTACAAATCTTAGTTCAACAGATGCACCTCTTTCAGTTTCAATCTGATTATATTCGTCATCAATTAGTTTATCACTTTTGATGGTAACATCAGTCATGGATTTAATTGTAATGTGGTCTGTTGTCTTTTCGTCTAAGGTCACCACACAGTGGTCTACATTTTTTACAATAATAGCGGCTTCACCGTTGGTTGTATAACCTGAATTAGTACATATTATTGAATCTGAAGTTTTAACCTCTAAGCCGTTAACGATTTTAGTAACTGCATATGATTTGAAAATTGCCATATTAAACTATATAAATCTGACGTGGAAGTGCTCTGTATTGTAGTTGTTTGTTCAGACTTTCGGCTTGACTTGCCTTAACTTCCATCATCTTATCTGGACGAAGTCTTTCTAATCTCATTTTTAATTCCTCCTCTAATTTAGACTTTTCGTCTTTAGATTCACTTAATAAAGAATCGTATTCTAACTGAAGTTCAGAGTCTGGTGTCTTTAGGTTACCACTGAACTTACCTCTTACTCTGCCTAATGTTTCTTTGACGTAAGAAGTAAACCATCTACGAACCCAAGTTTGTGCGGGTGAGTTAAGTTCATCCCATCTTAAGTTATCTAAGTTGACGTCAGAAGGTAGACGAACGATATCAGGGTTTTCGGCTAAACAAGATTCTCTATCATCTGTTTCGTAATACCAATACCATACACGGTACTCGTTGTTTGCTATATTACCAAAATCAAACTTACCACCTGGTACGTTATAAAGGTGTACAGCTTTCTTACCTTCAGGAAGTGCGGTTACTCTATACGTAAGTTCACCACCGATGAGTCTTCTTTTGATATTGATGTCTTGCATTCTCAATAAGATGTCAAATGCGGGTGTTACGAAGTAGTTACCTTGTCCACCCATTTGTGAGAAACCAGCTCCACCACCAAGACCAATACCACCAAATCCTCCGAAACCACCCATGAATGGGTCAAAGAATGCCGCGTCCAACTCTGCCCTTGTAAACCATAACAACTCGTTAAGTTCACGACCTGCAGGAATTTCATAAATCTGTTGGTTTCTCTGTAGGTCTATGTAATCCTTTTTAAGAACTGCATCACCACCCGCTTGTAGACCAACAATCTTAGAGTAAGCGTAAGTGTATTGAGTTTCCCAATCTAAAGAACGTGTGATAAGTGCTTTAGCAACTGATTGAGTATCTTGATTTAGCCCGTATAGTGATGTCCATTGAGACTCAATTAACCAATCATTTACATATTGAGAATAATCTTCAACAGATAATTCCAATAATGAATCCATCATCTCGTCTTCAATCTCGATACCTCTAAGAGGGGCACCAAGAAGGTGACGAATTCTCGTATAAAGTTTGGTTCTTTGTGGTTCTGTTATAATTGACATTGAGGACTTTTATTTATAAATATCCAGTAAAGGTCATTTATTTAGGATTTACCCAACTATCTACAGGGAAGGTAAATCTACCATTAACAATCTGTGTATCGTCGTTTTTGAATACGATGGTTCCTTTGGAGTCACTGTGGAAAGCAATATAGTCAGTTGAATATGGTTTTACGTTACCTGTTCCATATACAACCATTCTACCCTCTTCTTCATCGTGACCGTTGAAAGGTTTGATTTGGATAGTTTTAGTTTGCCCATCAATTTCAACGGTTGCGTCTACACCACCAATCATATCGTCTTTACCTCCGAGTTCACCGACTTTGAATACTTTTTTGGTGTTGAAGATGTCCTTCATGTTTACAACCGCTTTAAGTTCTCTTTCATCCCCGAACTTATTTGACTTATCTAATGAAGCCATAATTGTTTGGAATGTTGCGGAATCTTGGTTGAAAATACGGTGTCTGAATTGAACCATAAGGTTAATCATCCTTTGAACTTCGTATAGTTGACCTTTGAAATCCTTATCTATAAAGTTCAATGGGTCCTGTCCATAGTGTTTTAGGACTGCGTTGAGGTCATTAACTAAGATACAGAACGCACTGTAGTTGGTGTTGAGTTTGTTGATTACTGAACGACCGGGTTGTTCAAAGTCGTAGATACCTGACATCTGACCCTGAGCGTATTGGTTTTTATCGTAGTAGAAATCAGAGAACACCTCTTTTAAGATATCCATGATGGCATACATAAACTTCTTTTTTACTTGAGGGTTTTTGTTGAATATCATTCTGTATGTATTCACCTGTTTTGGTGAACATCCGCGCGATACACCCTCAGTGATAAGTTCTTTTACCACTCTTGATTCGTTTATTTTACCCTTTTGAAATTGGTCAAACTGTTTGTTGACGAACGACCAGTTGATTACATCAAAGAAGTTATCAACGTATTCGTCCCTTTTGTTTTTGTATTTTAAGTAGTAAGCATGTTCCCACAAATCTAATCCTAACAATGGAATACCACCATTTTTCATGGTGTTCATCATTGGGTTATCTTGATTTGAGGTTGTCATCACTTTTACATCACCACCTTTTGTTAATACCAACCATACCCAACCTGAGCCAAATTGTTGTTTTGCCTTGTTCTTAAATTCTTTTTTGAAGTTAGCGTAAGTCTTAAACTTCTTCTTAATCTTATCTAAAACAGGACCTGTTGGTTCTTGTTTTTTTGGTGATAACATTTGCCAAAATAGTTCGTGGTTGTAGGCACCACCCGCGTTGTTTATGATGGTTCTGTTGTAACGAGATATACCTTTGATAAGAAGTTCCAAATCTAAGTCTTTGTCTTTGACTGACTTCAGAGCGTTGTTGAGTTTCTTAATATACCCTTTGTAATGTTGATTGTAGTGAACATTCATTGTCTCTTTGTCAATGAATTGGCCTAATGAAGAATAAGAATACGGTAACTTAATTGCCGTTATCCTTTTCATTTTCTTTTCTTGTTCTTGAATTATTTCTTTTTTTTCAGAATCCGAGATTTGTTTTTCTATCTCATGGATTCTTTGTTGGCTTTTTTTGAATTCCATACGTTTTCATTTTCTTATAAATAATATCGTATGGGAAAATATTCTTATCTTCTTGAAATTGTATTTAAGATTTCCTCTACAATCGTTCCTTTATCGACATTATCACCCATAACTGTTTCAAATACATTTTTCTTGTTGGATAAGATGTCGTAAATAACACCTTCAATTGTATTTTCAAAAATTGGATAAAAAACGGATACGTTTGATTTCTGTCCATATCTATATGCTCGGTCTTCTGCTTGTGAGTGGTCAGAAGGAACGAACGAGAGGTCATTCATAATAACGGCTTCAGCTGCGGTCAGTGTGATACCCACACCTGCGGCTTTGAGGTTACCAACAAATACCATTACCTTTTCATTATTTTGGAATTCATCCACCGAGTGTTGTCTCGCGGGTTTACTCATTCTTCCGTCTAATGCGACGGCGGACTTCCCAAAGTGTGATTTGATTTGGTTTAATGTGTCTGTAAAGTTGGTGAAGATAATAACTTTCTTTCCCTGTTCAATAATATTTTGTGCAATCTCAATGGTGTCTCTTACCTTCTCTTCGGCGATGACCTGTCTTACTTTCATCAGTTTTGAGAACTGCACGGTTAATGAGGATGATTCCTCTGAGTTGTTGTCATACCAATCGAAGTATTCACCCATAAGGGCTTCGTATTGTTTTGACTTTAGTCTTAGATAAACAGGTGTAAGAATTTTATCGGGTAAATCTAAGATGTCTTCTTTTAATCTTCTTAGGACGTGTGTCTTTGTTCGGTCTCTAAGTTCTGTTAGGTTGGATGCCCCATTGACATTCCATACCTTTCTGTTACCAACATTGAATTGGTAACCTTCACAATAACGAATGGCGTATGCCATCCAATTATAAGCGATAGGTGAGTCCACCAAATCTAATAGGTTAAAGTAGTTGATAGGACGAGAGGTCATCGGTGTACCAGTTAACAACCATACCTTACCAACCTTCTTACAGATGTCATTGGCAATTTTTGTTCTTTGTGCTTGTTTGTTTTGGATGTAATGAGCTTCGTCAATAATCACCAAATCAAACTCTTCTTTCAATACCAAAGACTCTTTTACTTTCTTTAGGTCGTGAAAGTTTTTGAGAATATCAAAGTTGATGATGGTGAAGTCTGTGGGTTCCCATTTCTTTCCTTCAACAATAGAAACTTCTCTATCAGTATAATTTGCAATCTCACGTTGCCAGTTAATCTTAAGTGATGCGGGACATATGATTAAGATTTTCTTTGCGTCTGTCTCTAACGCGGCAATTACTGTTGAGGTGGTCTTACCCAATCCCATATCATCAGCAAGAATGTATTTGTCATTACCCACCAATTTTTCAACTGCGAGTTTTTGGTGTTCCAATGGTGGACGGTGAGAATACTTTGAGTAGTCTATTTCAACTTGTCTTTCTTTGTTTTGGATGATGGCTGCTCGTGGTAACCAAAAGTCATAAAGTTCTTGGTTCTCAAACAACTTACCATAGATATGGAATGATTTGTCTTTCTCCACCAATATCTTTTCAACATAAATTTGAGTCGGTCTTTTGGTAAGGAGTTTTTCCTCCATCATCTTCTTTCCGAAGTATTCGTCCAACACCACCCATTTTCTTGCTATCTTTGGGGTGACATCGTGGAAGTCAATGATGTAGTCTGCCTGAGCACGAGTCATCTTAAAATGCTTTTTGATTTGCATTTTTTTCTTGATAGACAGGATATAATTATTATACCCCTCATATTCCTCTAAAATACGAGTTGCCTTTATCTCAGGTATATTTGCTACAACTTTATTTTCTTCCATACGGCTAAATACCCATAATAATAATCAATTTATAGATATTTATCAATTGATGAGTCAAAGAAAAGTTCCAATAACGAGATTAAACAAATTCTTCGCAGATGAAGATTTTGATTTAGATATTTCCATCGGCCAAGAATGGTTGCATGGAGATATGAACTTTACGTTTGTATTGTATCGTGTAGACAGACAAAGAACAAAAAAAGACGATGTCTATGGTGAGGTGGTATCCGAAGGGGTACAATATCACGCACCTGTTGAACTTAAGGGTTATGTTCAGATTGAAGCTCCGACGAATGCGTTTATGGGGTCGTCAAGAATTGGACAGGTTGAACCTGGTAATCTCAAAGTCGGTATCTATCAATCTTATTTAGAGGAGATGGGTGTGGACATAGAGTTCGGAGACTACATTGGTTATTATGAAAAAGAAGATAGAGTTAGATACTATTCCGTCGTTGATGACGGTCGTATCACCTCGGATAACAGGCACACTTATGGTGGTTATAAACCATATTACCGCAGTATCACTGCATCGCCGGTTACAAATGATGAATTCAACGGAATCTAATGGCACTACCAAAAAAGATAAAAAAGACATTGAACCTAATCCCTAAGAAAACGGGATATGAAAGAAGGGTTGAACTTTTGGAAGATATCCAAAGGGACGGGACGTATTTGCCGAAAGGTATTGGTCATGCTGATTTGGACCGTGGGATGTTGGACTTCGTAAAGAACGACCTTAAAACATTCATGGATGGAAAGGTTATCCCAACGGTGGATATTATTATTACCACTCAGAACTGGTCTCAATTTACTGAAACATGGAACTTCCAAGATTTGGATAAGAATGTTAAACCACCTTTCATCTCTACGGTAAGACAACCTGAGGTTCCTTATGGTACCAATCCATCACTACAATATACTATTCCAAATAGAAAACAATTTTATTATGCAAAAGTACCAACTTGGGACGGACAGAGAAAGGGTGTTGACGTATATAAAATACCTCAACCTATTCCTGTTGACATTACTTATAATGTTAAACTGTTTGTAAACCGTATGAGGTCGTTGAATGAGTTCAACAAAAATGTATTACAAAACTTTGCCTCACGTCAGGCGTATACAAACATTAAAGGACACTACATCCCAATTATCCTTAACAACATTTCAGATGAATCTGTTTTAGATATTGACAGAAGAAAATACTACATCCAAAATTATGAGTTTACAATGTTAGGATTCTTAATGGATGAGGAAGAGTTTGAAGTTAGTCCTGGTGTTTCAAGAACATTGACAATGTTTGAAATCCCTCAATTAAACAAAGCACGAAAAGTTAACCCTCAACCTGAAAACCCTAACGTGTTTCCTGTTGATTTATTATTTGTTAGTGGTAATACAGAACTAAGTGAAAGGTTTGCATATACTGCAGATTTAATTATGACTGAGACATTCAACGTTGACACTTTGGAAGTTTATATTAATGGTGATTATGTTGGTGAGAACTTAAGTAAGATACAAGTTAACACTAATGACTTAGTTAGATTTGTTGCAGTTAAAGATAGTCCTGGTGAGGCTAAAGTTTTTACAACGGCAAAACTTCTGTAATTATTCTCCGTAGATATCTTTTGGACGAGAACATTTTTCCATAATCATCTTCTCTAAAAACTTATACATCTTTAATCCATTCTCCTCACAGTATTCTTTTAGTGTGGTGTGGACCTCAGTGGATATCTTAATATTCTTTATATCTTTCATAAATTAAGGTAGAAAAAAGGCAGAAAAAATTCTCCCTAACTGATAAATATAGTGCTGGAGTAAATGTTTTTTGGGTTTTTCTTAAATATTTATTATAAAAATAAATTCTAAAGAAATTAAAAAACATGGCAAGTTCAAACAAAGTCTTTGTATCTCCAGGTGTTTATACATCAGAAAGAGACTTGAGTTTCGTGGCACAAAGTGTGGGTGTAACTACTTTAGGTATTGTTGGTGAGACCTTATCGGGTCCTGCTTTTGAACCTATCTTCATTTCAAACTTTGACGAATTCCAAGCTTACTTCGGTGGTACAAGTCCAACTAAATTTGTGAATACACAAATTCCTAAATATGAAGCCGCTTATATAGCGAAGGCATATTTACAACAATCTAATCAATTGTTTGTAACAAGAATATTAGGGTTGTCTGGATATGATGCTGGTCCGTCTTGGTCTATTACTACACAAGCAAACTTAGACCCTGCGACTTTATCAACACCAACAGTAGATACATGGTCTGTAAACTTTACAGGTTCTACTGGTTCTTCGGCAAGTGTTGAATTCACAACATCTTTCTCATCACCTCTAAGTGATTACATCAATGATTCAATTACATTATACAATGGTAGCTCAACTACAATGTCGGGTCAAATGCAATCATTTATCAACTCAGTCCTTATTGATAACTCATTGTCCGGTACTTCATCTGCACAATGGGGTGTGTTAACAGATGCGGTTTACACATCTTACACAGGTCAAGGATATACCGCTATTACTAATAGTTTGTCTGTTGATGGATTATACAATACTGTTGCAGATTACGATGACGAAACTATGGACCCATGGTATTACGCATGTTTTGAACCAGGAACGGGTGATAATTACTCGGGTATTTCATTCAACTCTGTTGTGACATCATTAACAGATAATGGTGGTGGTGACTTTACTGGTACTATTAGTGGTACTGTATTATCATACAACGCAACGGCATATACTGAGTACAACGACTTAGTAGTTGCAACTTTACGTTCAAGAGGTATTAATAATAATTCAGATGGTGGTCCTGTTTACATGGCGAGTGGTACATCTCAAGTGGTTATGGATTGTTCTGGTTCTTACGCTGATGTACAGAAAAACCCTTACTCATCATTCGGAATCTCAGGTGTTACTAATGATGGTGAAACATTTACATTTAAAACATCATTTACATTAAGTGATACTAACTACTTGAACAAGGTATTTGGTAGAACCAACTTCGGTAAAAATAGAACTGAAGTTCCATTATTTGTTGAGGAAACTTACTACAACCTTTTAAATAACTCATATAAATTAGGTAAAATTAGAGGTCTTAATTGTGACCTTGTTGCTTTACCTTCGGCTAGGGAAGATGTTAGTAACACATCTATTGGTTGGTATTTAGAACAATACCAAACACCGGCAACACCATACTTAGTTTCTGAACTACGTGGTAATCAAGTTGACCGTCTATTTAGAGTAATTCTAATTTCTGATGGTAATTCGGCTAATAACTTAGTAAAAGTGTCTATAGCTAACATTTCTTTTGCTAACTCAACATTTGATGTGATTGTTCGTGATTACTTTGATACGGATGCTAATCCAGTTGTTTTAGAGAAATTCACAAGTTGTTCTTTGAATCCTGGTGAAAATAATTTCGTGGCTAAGAAAGTAGGTACTTCTAATGGTGAATTTGAATTGAAATCTAAATTCATCATGTTAGAAATGGACGAAGACGCACCGATTGACGCTCTTCCTTGTGGATTTGAGGGTTATGTATTTAGAGAGTACTCAGGTGCTAAGAGTCCTTTCATTTTGTATAAAACAAAATACAACACACCAGGTGAAGTAATTTATAACCCACCATTCGGTAATTCTGTAGGTGGTACTAACTCTACAAGAAGTGCAGGTGATAAAGTTAGAAAAACTTACTTAGGTGTATCTAACACTGTAGGTATTGATTCAGACTTCTTCATGTATGGAGGTAAACAAAACCCAAATAATCTTGGAACTGCAACTGAGGGTAATGATTGGGCTTACCTTACTAAAGGTTTCCATATGGACTCAGGTGCTACTGTTGTAACAATTGCTGGTGGTTATGTAACTTCAGGTGAAACGGCATTTGAGGTTGGTGAGGCAGAATTCAGAAGTGAACCAACAGACCAAACTAATCCTTATTACAAACTAAACTCACGTAAGTTTACAGTTTCACCAAAGGGTGGTTTTGATGGTTGGGATATCTACAGAGAATTCCGTTCTAATCAAGATACATTCCGATTGGGTGGTACAGGATATTTGGCAGGTGCTGCACCTTCAGTATCTTTCCCAACAGCAACAGGATGGGGTCAGTTTAAACAAATCACTGTGGGTGAAGATTCAACAGGATGGGCAAATACTGACTACTACGCTTACTTGTTGGGTCAGAAAACATTTGAAAATCCTGAAGCAGTTAACATCAACATATTTGCAACACCAGGTATTGATTATGTAAACCATTCTAACTTGGTTGAAGATGCAATTGATATGGTTGAGACTGACAGAGCGGATTCTATCTATATCTGTACAACTCCTGACTATAATATGTTTGTACCTAATACTTCATCGTTCAATACTGACTTCATCTATCCTGATGAAGCGGTTGACAACTTAGAAGAGACGGCAATTGACTCTAACTACACTGCAACTTATTACCCTTGGATTTTGACAAGAGATAGTGTAAACAACACACAAGTTTACATTCCTGCAACTTCTGAGGTCGTTAAGAACTTAGCGTTAACAGATAACATCGCATTCCCTTGGTTCGCAACTGCGGGTTACACAAGAGGTTTGGTAACTGCTGTTAAGGCACGTAAGAAGTTAACTCAAGACGATAGAGACACACTATACCAAGGTAGATTGAACCCAATCGCGACATTCTCGGATGTGGGTACAGTTATTTGGGGTAATAAAACTCTACAAATTAGACAATCTGCACTTGACAGAATCAATGTGAGAAGATTGTTGTTACAAGCTCGTAAGTTGATTTCAGCAGTGGCAGTAAGATTGTTGTTTGAACAGAATGACGACCAAGTAAGACAAGACTTCTTGGATTCTGTAAACCCAATCTTAGACTCTATCAGAAGAGATAGAGGTTTGATTGACTTCCGTGTGGTTGTAGAAAACACACCTGAAGATTTGGATAATAACCAATTGACGGGTAAAATCTACTTGAAACCAACGAGAGCACTTGAATTCATTGATATTGAATTCTTGATTACTCCAACGGGAGCTTCGTTTGAAGATATCTAATTTGATATATTTATAAATTGGAGGTCACACTTGTGACCTCCATTAGCCTTATTAAACGTTTAATTAAAATAAGAACATGGAATTTAAGAAATCAAACTTAATGGAACACCTTAATGTTGAAAACAATGGTGTTAAAACATTTTCTGAAAAACCACAAAACATTGTGATTTCAGAAGAACAATTAGAAAGATTAATTGAAAGACTAAACGAAGCAGAGTAATGATTCGTAAAATCTTAAAAGAATATATTGAGGAAAAAGAACTCAAGGAAGGTTTTGATGATGCGGGTCGTCCTGATATGAAGTATTATGCTTTTGATTGGGATGATAATATTATGATGATGCCCACACAGATTATCGTCAAAACTGAAGAAGGTAATGAGGTAGGTATGTCTACTGAGGACTTTGCTGAGTATCGTAGTATGATTAACAAGGAACCTTTTGAATATAAAGGTGAAACGATTGTTGGTTATGCTGATAATCCGTATAGAAACTTTACATCAGAAGGTGACTCACAGTTTATTGTTGACGCTATGATTGCTGATGTTGGTCCATCTTGGGACGACTTTGTTGAGGCAATTAACGGAGGTTCAATATTCTCAATAATTACTGCTAGGGGACACACCCCGTCTGTTTTGAGGGACGCAATATATAATATGATTATGACCAACCATAAAGGTATTAACAAGGAGGAATTGGTTTCAAACCTTAAAAAATTCCGTGATTTTGCGGGTGAAGAGGGTATGACTGACGAAGACTTAATTGAAAAGTATTTGGATATGTTGAAGTTCCACCCTGTGACTTATGGTGAGGGAAGTGCTGCAAACCCTGAAGAAGGTAAAATTAAAGCCTTACAAGGATTTGTTTCTTATGTGAAGGATATGGCTTCAAGATTGAGACAAAGAGCGTTCTTTAAGGATGATGTAAACAACAATTTTGTTCCTAAGATTGGTTTTTCAGATGATGACCCAGCAAATTTAAAGGCTATCGGTGATTATTTGAAAAATGCTTATCCAGATGGAGATAAACCAGTAAAGACTTATTTAACTAAAGGAGGAGAGAAAAAAGAAGTATAAAAATTTCTAGTTATCTTCTATATAATGAAATTTTCAAAATAAAAGTAAATAGAAATATTTTTCCTTATCCAACTATTTATAAGTAATAAACAAAAAAATATAAAAACGAAAATACAATGGCTGATTTATTAATGAAAATGCCGGTACCTTATGAACCAAAAAGAAAGAATAGGTTTATCATGACCTTTGATTCTTCATTAGGTATCAACTCTTGGTACGTTGAATCAACTTCACGTCCTCAAGTGTCAATTAACCCTGTTCCAATTCCATTCTTGAACACAGAAACATATGTTGCTGGTAGATTTACTTGGAGCACACTTAACGTAACATTCCGTGACCCAATCGGTCCTTCTGCTTCTCAAGCGTTGATGGAGTGGGTTCGTTTACACGCAGAATCTGTAACGGGTCGTATGGGATACGCTGCAGGTTATAAGAAAAATATCAACTTGGAAA